CAATTGATTTCTTTTAAAATCATCTTCTATTACATCACCTAAAGTATAATCCCCATACTTTCTTGCAATCTGTTTTTTGCTTGTTATTAGAGATAAGGCCTCTATAGCATCTCCACCAATCTCTCTAAGAATATCAAAAATCTTCATCTCTTTCAATTTCTCAACTTCTTCTAATCCTTCTGTAATAAAATCTTCAATATCGAATTCGATATCTAAACTAGTAGTAGATTCATTGACTATGTTATCTATCTTAATTTCCTTATCTTCGATAAGAGCATTGCGAAATTCTCCAACATATTCATCGGGCCAATTTCTAATTCGCCCTTCATCTATTACTTTGACCGGCATTCTGACCGCCTCACATTAGCCATTTTGCCCAAGCCGCACCTTTTTGGATTGCACTACCTAATCCTAGACCACTTTTAGGAGGTTCATACAAAGTTTGTCCTGTCTGTGGGTCTACCCAATATGGCCTACCGTATGCGTCTGTGCCATTTGGAGGAATCGGATATCCTGTTCCATTATTCATAGCACCTTGCATTTGTTGATACTGTTGAGAATTTCCTGTAACTCCGGCTAATGCTGCACCTGCTGAAACTTGTTGAGGCATTCCTCCCCCACCAAATCCTTGAGATTCAAGATATTGTTGCTTTGCCATCTTTCTTTGATTGATAACTTCTGTATCAATAGCAGAATTTAGCAAATTGATAATATCTAATTGAATATTTTCTTGAGTGATTCTTTCGTATTCTCTAAGAGAATCCGGATGGACTTTGATACTCTTAGTAGTATCATCTTGAACCAATTGTAACTTTACTAACATTTGGCTAACCACTCTCTCTACTACATCTTCTATTAGTTTTTCAAATGTGACTAAGAACTTCTCACCATGATATTGAAAGAATTCTTCCACATGGTTATCTTGTAAAGATAATAGATTATTCATTGACTTAAACGATTGGTCTCCTTGTTGTTGAACTGCGGTCAATACTGTGCCATTACTTGTTCCAAACATATTACTCATCTCCTTCTACTACCACACCTTGTTTTATCATCAAATGGTTTAGCCTATCTGTTAAAATATTAATTTCCCCTACTATCTCAATTGCCTCATTGGTAGCCGACTTATTATCCGCTAAGGTGGGCGGTTTAATAAGCCATCCGGCAGAAACCAAACTAGTAACATCCTCTTTTGTTAGAGTAGTAAGAGGTCCGGACTTAGTTAATCTAGGCATTCTAGGAATGAAGGCCTTGAACTCTAAGCCATGTTGTTCTGCTAGGATTTGCTGTTGAAGCATCTCCATTTGCCTATGAATACCGGCATGTTTAGGACAATAAGTTCCTCTCATTGGCCTACCTTTAGTGACATGTGTTAGTGGAATTGGTGGTCTCATATAATCTCCACTTTCCCAAACATGATGGGTTCCGCAAACCACGCAGCGTTCTTTGAGATTAAATTTGTAGCCGTAGTTTATCTTCAAAAAGGATTTCTTTTCCGGATTTAATACTTTAGTTAATTCCTTCAATTGCTTTTTTGGTTTGATATTCATGCACTTATATTCTTCTACAGGTCCACTTGCTCTTGCCCTTTGTAGTGGTGGCAAGAATGCAGATGGTGCATTTGTGTTCATCGGTTGTCCTATTAAACTTGGTTGTTGAAACATTTTTATTCCTCAATTTTCTTCTATTACTGTTGTAAATCCGATACTAAGCCTTCTTCTTTCATTTTTTTCCAAAAATCTAATGTGTGGTTTTGAATTTTTGAAACAGAAGGGGGAGAATTTGTATATTCTAGCGAATCTAATTCTTCAATAAATTCTTTTAGGTATTTTCTAGCATTTCCTTTTCCTTGATGTCCTTCTTTTATAGTGAAGACTCTAATATTCCACATATAACTACCTGTTTCAAATGATTCGTGGTAAGTGGCCTCGCCCCTTGCTTTTTTATCGTTTGACTCCCATGTTAGAATGTCATCCCATTCGGGAGTTAAATCGCTCATGTATTGAAACTTTTTATCCTTTTTTGCCCTATATGGATTGCTCCCCTGATACCAAGAAGGATTTTTAAGAATATCAAACCACATAATAATCAATAATCCTTTATCATTGTTGTAACTCCTCTGTAAACCATTTCGGGTTGTGATTTAGCCGATACGATATACTTGAAAGTAGGTATGCCTTTATCGTTTAACCTTTGCATCCCATATTTAAAAGGCTCGAAGATGGGATGGTCTTGTATCTCTCCATTATGATTATATTTCTTTCCCCATAAATCATATTTATTGGCCCAAATTCCTATTCCCATAGGATAGTCGGCTTCTTTTTTCTTTTTTCCATCAGGCCATGTAGAAGAATAAATAGCATCTACTAAAAATTTCCATGCTAGTTGATGGTCTAAGTTTGCAGAACTTTCTAGATGTCTATGGTCTATCATAAATATAATATAATTTACTTTCCTCTTCCTCATATCTTTTATCCATTCTTGCCAATAGAAAGATTCTCCTCCAACATCTGCTGTCTTGAGAGTATGGGTTTCACCATCTAACTTGATAGTTTTTCTAGTTCCTCTATGTAATCCGACAGTTCTTTTTTTAATATCGGGAACTTCTCCCCTAGTTCTAAGTTGATGATGTAAAGTAGTTTTACCCACTCTAGTTGCACCATAAACTCCGAAGTTAATAGCGTGAATTCGTTTGTAAAACGCTATTGCCGCCTCTGTAATTACAATAGCAAAACCTGCGAGGACTGACACATTTAATCACCCAAAGGTATAGTTCCAAGCCTCTTTACAAGTTTCTAATAGCCAGCCTAACACATTAATATCAAATACACCTAGTATATTTCCTATTAGAAAACCGGACAAAGCCGCACAAGTTCCCCAAAAATATGCTCTAAATTTTAGAAACCAAATATCGGCGGAGTGTGCCCTTTGTAGGTCATACGCCATTGCGGTTTCATCGAATCCGGTAAAAACCAATGGTTTCACCTCACTGTTCGATAGCCGCTAAAAATTCGTTTCCTATTCCGTCTGCTTCCATCTGAGAAACGAACTGTGGTTGTGAATTATATGTTGTAGTATAATTCTTCATTGTTTCTCGGATTTTTTGCTTCTGTTCTTCTTCCTTTCTCTTTTGTGTCCAAAAGTGACTTACCCTTCTATCTAACAGATACATTTCTATCTTCTCATTTAAGGCCAAATCAAAGATTGCTTTTAAAATCATAATGGCTCCTACCGTTATTAGCCCAAATAAAGTCGCATGTGCTAAAGTGGTATATGGGAAATTTGTTCCATAGTTAGCGTAAAAGAAAACATTCGCTCCGCTAACTGTTCCTACGAATAGGATAGTCATAACTAATCTTGTGTCGTGTGCTAGTGCTGGCATAATAAAAACCTCAGTTAAATTCTACGGAAACTGCATGGCGGGTGGCGGAATCTGGACTTCCTTCACTATTTGTAATCTGAAGATAGAGTCCTTCTCTAGCCAAAACTCCGTGCATATCGTATTCTATATTGTTTACAGTTTGTGTAGCCTCAACTACCACTCTAGCCAATTCAGTATTTCCTGTCAAAGTAGAATCCTTTGAATCAAAAACCTTTACCGTTACAACATCAGGCCCACCGGCAAAAATGCTGAAATGTATGCTCTTTAATTTACAAGGGTGTGCTGCTACTACTGCACTCGCTGTTAATACTCCGCTTGACCTACAAGAGTCTACCATAATATTCTCTCCGTATGTCCGTAGTTCCGATGATACTTGAAGATGTTGGTCATTCAGAATCTTCAGATTCTTCTACAACTTCTTCAGTTTTCACCGGCACTACTGCTTCCTTTACCTTTTTAGCGGCCTTCTTAGCAGTAGTTTTTGCTTTTTTAGCCACTGTTTTCTTAGGTAAAAGCAGATTAACTAAATCTGCACCTGTAGGAACAGTAGGAAGATTTAGGATGCCTTGCGACATTCCTAAAATCTTCTCACTTAATCCTAACAATTCTTCTTCATCGGACTCTTCAAAAGTAATGAGAAGGTTGGGGTCTTGCTTTCTTAGCAGACCTTTTAGTGCGGAGATTTCACAAGAAACTTCTCTTGTGATTTCTTTTCGCCCAACTCTCAACCTTCCCATTACAGAAGACTCACTAAGAATAATCTTAGCCAACTATTTCACCTCAAAGGTTTCCGTAAACTCTTACTCTAACGAATCCCAAATCAGAATTACCCGATTCAGCACCCGAACTAGCAGTTGTTCCTACTAGAGAGAAAGAACTCGCACTTTCATAAGCACCTGCTGTGCTTAATTCTACAACGAATCTTTCAAGAGCAACCCCGGATGCAGTTTCAGCACCAGTAATCATAACGGCATTAATTGTGCTTAGTCCTAGAGAAGACGCAGTGATTATTTCACCATCTTCTGTGTATGAACTAATCTCAATGTTTGCATCAACGAAGTATTCGTCTCCGGAAACTTTTGGTCTTGTCTGTCCTTTATGGTCAGCCAACAATGTTACAGTGTGTGTCAATTAAAACACCTCACTGAATGTTGGTAATCTTACCTTGACCCTTAAAGAATGAACAGCCCATTTCACCGATAGTGCGGTAAAGTGCTTGGTTTCCTAGACGACCAACGCCGAATGGGTTTCCATTAGTGATACCATCTTCAAAGTATTGTGTAGGTTTCATAACTGACAACCATAGATGGTCAGTGTCAAGGAATAGCAAGTCACTTAGTTTTGTGGTTGCGTTTCCTGTAGAAGCCATATCCTTACAAGGAATTAGTGGGATATCGTAGTATGTTGCTACTCTAAATCCAACTTCTGCACCCTTTACTCCACGAATACCATTTACAGTAGGAACTATTTCCTTTCTGTCCATGAATCTTTCTTGGCTTTGCAATAGGTCTGCAACTGCTTGAATAGTATCATATCCTGTTAGAATAACCTTTGGAGAACCGCCAGCAATTCGTAGGTTGCGAATCATGTTGTTCAATAGTGTTAGAGTTAGTGAACGAACATCTCCACTAGCGTATCCGCTTCCAAAGTCTACTTCTGAATCTAAGAAAGAAGCAGCACTAAATCTTTCATCTCCGAAAATCTTACCCAAATTGTTTGATGCGGTTGTAGTATCGGTAGCAATAACTCCTCCATCAATAGCCAAAAGTTCTGCACGACTTGTAACAATCTTGTTTAGAGAAGTGTAGTTTCTCTCAATGTTTTCTAGACGACCTGTAGATTGGTTTGTTGATTCACCGTAATGTTCTAGTGGCATTAGTAGCATCATGTTCTGTGCTTCTGCGTGAGCAATTCCCATGTCTTCTCTTAACTGCGCTCTGATGTCTCCAATACCGTCATCAATTGCTGCCATCTCCATTGCCAATTCGCTGAAATCGAATTGATGTGCAACGGTCTTTGGACTCATAAACAATTGTGCGTATGTTGGAGCCATAGAACCTAGTCCGTCTGCTGCGGTAGATAGTCCAGCGTTTTCTGGAACGCCACCAATAGCGTCTGCTGCTGGCGTATCCTCTCCAATACCGGAGTTTGCTGCGTCTGAATCATTTACAATTGCTTCTGCTAGAGTGTTACCGGAGCCACCAAAAGGTCTGCTCTTTAGAACTCTCCATCCGGAAGCAGTGTATGGTCTCTTGGAAATCATTGATAGTGCGTTTACTTCACGATTCAACATAGACCAAACTTTTTGTCCATAAAGAATGTTATACAGTGCGGTTGTTGTGCCGATTCCGGTAACTCCCGATGCTGCCGTATCAGCAATATCGTGAGCAGTGTGCAATCCTTGAACTACCCCTGCCTGCTTTAGAATATCGTTGCCGCCATATGCGCCACCGATTCCGTATGTCTGTGCTTCTAAGTCTCTAATTGTGTTTACATATCCTGCCATTTAAATCACCCCTCAATTTCCAGCAAGCCTGTTTAAGTCGGCCCAAGACATATTTGCTACATCATCCATAGATGGTAGTTCAACAGATTTTGGTTGCTGAGATTTGAGAATAGTTTCTTTTTCTACAGTAAAGGACTTTCGCAATTCTGCTAGTTCTTCCTTTAGTGCAGATACTTCGCTCTTTGCGTCATAGTTTTGCTTTGAAATAATATCTGTTCTTGCAGATACTTCGTTCTTGAATCTTGTCTCGAAAGACTTTGCTAGATTGTCATATGCAATCTTTTCTAGTTGTTCTGCTCTAAATTCACGGTATGCCTTCTCGATGTTCTCCGGAGAAAGGTTTAGTGAAGATATTTCATCATTTCCAAAGGACTTGACGACTGTTTGTGGCTGATGTTTTGGGTTTCCTCCCTCGATTATTACACGGCTTGGATTATCACCGATTTCTACACCGGCTCCGTCAACAGTAGGAACATATCCCTTTGTTTCTTCATCCATGTATTCTCCGGCCATAGTTTCCTTCATGTCCATCATTTCTTCGTCTTCCTTATCCATGTTGGCACCATACATTTTTTCGTCTTCTTTCATAGACATTTCCTTGCCATACATTTCCTTTTCTTCTTCCTTTCTCAAAGAGTTGACTTCTTCTAATAGAGTGTCAAGTTCTCCAAGTGCCTTTTCTAGTTTTTCGCTCATTTTTTTTCCCTCATTATCTTGCTTTAAAATATCGAATTTCGCTTCCGGATTGATTCCCTTTTCACAGATGGTTACTTCATGTAATTCCAACTTGCTGATTTCGCTATATTCACCTAACTCAACATGTTGTTTTTTTACTTTCTGTAATGCCTGTCCCCCTATGCTAAAAGACCTCAATGTTCCTTTGCGAATTCCTCTTCCAATTTCTTTTGCTTTTTCTATGTCATCTCTTAATTTTATTACTACAAAAAATCCAACATCATCAACTTCTGTTTTCCATAGTTTTCCATTTTTATCTCGGTATGATTCTACTACTTCTCCAACTTGCACATTTGAATGATTTGTCATTACATTTCTAAACTTTGCATTCTCCATGTATTTTTTTACTGCATCTTCTAGTGCTTTGAGTGTGATTAAATCATTTTGCTTGTCAACGATTTCTATGCTTGCATATCCCCCAATCATTAAATCGCTTTGGCTTTTGAGTATGTGAAAGTCCATGTCACTCTTTGCAATAACTGCACTTCCCATTTTCCTCAACCCCTTGTTTTTTAGATTTGGTATTT